AGAAAAGAAACCAGTATCGTTTACTCCAGATAACGAAGACGGTGCATACGAGATATCCCCAACAGGTGGATACTTTGGTCAATACATGGATCTTAGTGGAGATCAGTACAAAAACGATAAAGAATTAATCATGAAATACCGTTCGGTAGCTACATATCCTGAAGTGGATATGGCTATTGAAGACATATGTAATGAAGCAATTACTGATGAGAATGGTATTATCGCTAAGCTAAACCTTGATAATTTAGACCAAGCAGATAAAGTTAAAGAACTTATACAAGATGAATTTAATAGGATTCTTAATCTAACTAACTTCTCATCTACGGCATATGATACATTTAGACGTTGGTATATTGATGGACGTATATTCTTCCATTGTATTATTAATCCAAATAAGCCTGAAGCTGGTATACTTGAATTAAGGCAGATAGATCCTACAAAGATTCGTAAGATTAAAGAGACTGAAAGGGTTAAAGATCCGAAAACTGGCGCTGATCTTGTAAGAGAAGTTGCTGAGTATTATTTGTATCAAGATGATACAATGAATCAAAGCGGTGAAGGATTAAAAATTAATCCTGATGCTATTATTCAGGTTAACTCAGGAATGCTAAATGAAGAACGCAATAAGGTTGTAGGTTACTTACAAAAAGCCCTTAAACCTATTAATCAATTAAGCATGATGGAAGACTCACTTGTTATCTATCGTATATCGAGAGCACCTGAAAGACGTATATTTTATATAGACGTAGGTAATCTACCTAAAGGTAAAGCAGAAGAATATTTAAATAATACGATGAATAAGTATCGTAATAAGGTTGTATACGATCCTACTACAGGTAATCTTAAAGATGAAAAGATTCATCGCAATATTATGGAAGACTTTTGGTTACCTCGAAGAGAGGGTGGCCGTGGTACTGAGATTGATACTCTTCCAGGTGGTTCAAACCTTGGTGAGATTGAAGATATTCAATACTTCCAACAAAAATTATATAGGTCTTTAAATATACCTATGTCAAGATTGACTGAAGCAGATGCATTTTCTGTTGGTCGATCTTCAGAAATTACGCGTGACGAACTTAAATTCCAGAAATTTATTGATCGTATTCGTAATAAGTTCTCAACACTATTCTATGAAGCACTGAAAAGGCAGTTAATCCTTAAAAAGATTATTGTGCCAAGTGACTGGGTAAATATCCGCGAACAGATAGCAGTTGAGTATTCTAGAGATAATTACTATGCTGAATTGAAGGACGCAGAAATCCTTCGTGAAAGAATAGAAATGTTACAAATGATGGATGAATATATTGGTTCGTTCTGGTCGAAAGATTGGGTACGCAGAAATATTCTGAAGTTGGATGACGAGATGATTAAACAAATCGCTAAAGATAATAAAGATGATCCAGTGGATGATGACTTTATTAATCCAGATTTGAGTAATTCAGCTTTATAAACATATTGTATACATAAAGTTTACTAGAAATAAACATTTTTATAAATACTTAACAGAGAGATTATGAGCACAAGAGAATTAATTGACAATATAAAGACGGGCGATGCGCAAACGAGTAACAATACTTTTAATAGTATTATGCATGATAAATTAATTGACGCATTAGACACACACAAACAAGAAGTTGCTTCTAAAATGTATGGAGCATCTGATGATACTCCAGCAGCCGAAGAACCTGCTGTAGAAACTGACACAGGAGAAGTTGAAACGGATGCTAACGTTTAAGGAATCATTTAATGAAGTAATTGAAGCTAAATTAAAGCTCGGTGGTGGTGAAAAGGTAGTCAAGACTATGAAAAAGCTTGGCAAGAAGAAAAATATTGAGGCAGTTATTACAAGTGCTGGAAAGAAGTTTAACTTGTATATAGATGGTCTCAAGCTTGATTCATATAAAGATCAAGCTGCTGCTGAGAAAGCAGTAACAGAATTCATCAAATTAATGGGAGCATAAATGAAGTTAATCACAGAATATACTCAGAACCAACTTAGTTATTCTATACAAGAAGGCAAGAATGGTGCAAAGAATACTTTCTTAGAAGGTGTTTTTATGCAAGCTGAGAACAAAAATAAGAATGGACGTATATACACACGTGAAGTTCTTACAAAAGCCGTTGATAGATTTGTCAACGAGCAAGTTATTACAGGTCGTGCAGTAGGTGAATTGAATCACCCTGATGGGCCTTCCATTAATTTGGATAAAGTTTCTCACAGAATTACTGAACTTAAATGGGACGGTAATAATGTGATGGGAAAAGCACTTATTTTGGATACCCCTATGGGTAAGATTGTAAAAGGTCTTGTTGAAGGTGGTGTGCAACTTGGAGTGTCTAGTCGTGGTATGGGAAGCCTTACGATGAAGAACGGTGTTAACCATGTAGCAGATGATTTTATGCTGAATACAGTTGATATTGTTCAAGATCCTTCTGCCCCTAATGCATATGTAAATGGCATTATGGAAGGAGTTTCTTATGAGCAGGATAGACCTGGTCATTTCGTGAAGGTAATTGATGAAGGTGAGACAGAAGTGAAAGAATCTAAAGTGACGTTCTCGGAAGAGCAACAATCTGCAGGTTTTGAGCATTTCCTCTCTAAACTATAATCTCTATAGGAGAAAACATAATGTCTGAAGTTAAAGACGAAATTGTTGAAGATGTAGCAGAGGTTATCGTAGAGGATACGCAAGTAGACGCAACGGTGGAAACACCAGAAGCACCTCTTACGGAAGCTCGTACAGTATCAGCAATACAAGCATCTATGGCAGGAATGTCTAAAGATGGCCTTGACGCGATCTTCGAAGCAGCGAAAAAAGCAGAAGCGAAAGCTAAAGTGGAAGACGATGAAGAAGAAGAGGACGATGAAGGTGATGAAGATGAAGGCGATGTAGAAATGGAAGGTAAAGGCAAGAAAGAGTCTAAGAAATCTAAGACTGAAGCTGAAGACCCGAAGGCTAAAAAGACTAGTAAGAAAAAAGTCAAGACAGACGACGGATCCGAAATCGAAGTAATGGAAAAGAAATTTAAAGAAGATGTTGATGCGTTAGTAAAAGACGAAGACACATTATCTGAAGGTTTCAAAGCGAAAGCTGAGACTATTTTCGAAGCTGCTCTACAAAGCAAAATCATCGCTGAGACAGCAAAATTAGAAGAGCGTTACGAGTCTGATTTAGCTGGTGAAGTTGAAGCTATTAAAGAAGATTTAGTTGACAAGGTTGACGGTTACTTAACATATGTAGTCGAAAACTGGATGAAGGATAACGAAGTTGCGATTGAGCATTCTTTGAAGTCTGAAATCACTGAGTCATTTATTGATTCACTAGGTCAGTTATTTAGTGAGCATCACATCAATGTGCCTGCAGATAAAGGAGACATCTTAGATGCTCTATCTGAAGAAGCAAAAGATGCTAAAGCTCAGTTAAATGATGCGACTGCTAATGCAATGGATCTTGCTGAGAAAGTTAAAGCTTTCGAACGTAAAGATATCGTTACTGAAGCATGTAAAGGCTTAGCGGCAACTGAAGAAGCAAAATTACGTGAGTTAACTGAAGCTGTTGAAGCTGATGATAACGAATCTTTTGCGGCTAAAGTAGCAACAATTAAGGAATCTTACCTTAACAAAGATACCACAGTAGAAGCAACTCCGGAAGTTGATGCGATCACTGAGGATACAGATACACAAGAACCAAAAGTTGTTGATGCAAATATGCAACAATACCTTAGCGCAATTGAGCGCACACAATCCATTTCATAGGAGAATTTTAAATGGAAGCAATTAATCAAACAATGTTACAGGAAAAATGGGCTCCTGTACTTGATTCACAAGAAGCCGGCAAAATCGGTGACGCGCATAGACGTAAAGTTACTGCTGTCGTTCTTGAGAACCAAGAAAAAGCATTTGCAGAAGAGAGTGGACAACAACACATCTCTGAAGCAGCGGCCGCAAACGCGACTGGCTCAAGTGTAGATAACTGGAATCCAGTTTTAATCTCACTAGTAAGACGTGCAACTCCAGCAATGTTAGCATTTGATCTAGTTGGCGTACAGCCAATGACTGGACCAACTGGCCTAATCTTTGCAATGAAATCACGTTACTCAACTCAAGGTGGTACTGAAGCGTTATTTAACGAAGCAGATACTGAATTTTCAGGTGCTTCAAACGGTTCAGAATTAAAAGGTTCTGATCCATTTGCTGGTGATACATCTACTGTATCTCCTGCTCCTGCAGCTTTAGACGATTCTGATACAGTTGATGACTATACACCAGGTGGTGGTAATGCTACGGCAACTGCTGAAGCACAAGGAACTACAGGTTCCCCTGCTATTCCTGAAATGGCGTTCTCAATCGATAAGACTACTGTGACTGCAAAGTCTCGTGCTCTTAAAGCTGAGTACACTACTGAATTAGCACAAGACCTTAAAGCTATTCACGGTCTTTCTGCTGAGACAGAACTTGCGAATATCCTTTCAACTGAAATTCTAGCTGAAATGAATCGTGAGATCGTGCGTTTAGTGAACCTTAACTCTGTTACTTCAACTCGTGGTGCAGCTGCTGGTACATGGAATGCTACTAATGGTCCTGATAACGGTGGTGCTAGATGGTCTGTTGAGCGTTATAAAGCTCTAGCTCAGGCAATCACGCATGAAGCTAACCAAATTGCTGTTTCTACTCGTCGTGGAAAGGGTAACTGGGTAATCGTATCTAACAACGTTGCTGCGGCATTAAATGCTGCTGGCGTTATGGATACTGGTTTAGGTCTACAAGGTCCTAGCACTTTAGATTCAGATGTAACTGGATCTCTAATGGCTGGTACTATATATGGTAACATGAAAGTATATATCGATCCATATGCAACTGTAGACTATTTCAACGTTGGTTATAAGGGTACTAACCCGTATGACGCTGGAATGTTCTATTGCCCATACGTACCATTAAGCATGATGAAGACAATTGGTGAGAATGATTTCCAACCAAGGATCGGATTCAAAACTCGTTACGGTATTGCTGACAATCCTTTTGTCACTGCTGGTGCTGGTAACAACGTATACTACAGAAAACGTAAGGTTACTAACCTATAATTTTTTAAATATACACAAAGAACCCCACTTCGGTGGGGTTTTTTTATATAAATAACATTATGCCAAACTTTTTAAATCCATCGTCGTTTGTTTTAACTCTAGATACTCAACAGTTTTCTGGTGCAGAATTCACTATTCAAACAATGATGCTACCAGATGTATCAGTTGAAGGTGCTGAGCTAAACTATAAACAAATAAATGTAGGTAGGGCCGGTGATAAAATTAACTTTGGCACATTTGAAATATCGTATCTTATCGATGAAGATCTTTTAAACTATAAAGAGATCTTTGATTGGATGAAATCAAATGTGGAAACAAAA